AGATGTTGCTAGATTTTGTCCAGAAAGATCGTTAAGGGCTTGCGCCCAAACATTAATAGGGTCCATTAACACAGTGTACTGATTGGTGACAATGGCTCCGGTGTTGCTAACCATACTGGTAGTATTATTTTGTCCCATTTGTTTCGGTGAGCATATAAAGGCAGTTACTTTTAAACGCTGCTGCGAATTGTTTTTGAGGGCATAAATGCAGTAGGAATCCTTAATTAAAAATTTAGCATTACAAGCCAAGCTTGCAGTTTCTTTCGGTACATTTTCAACTGCATTATTCAACCCTAAATTAGATGTATTATCAACTATTCGATTGAATTGAGAATCATTTTTTTCATTGAACAAAACTGAGGCAATATGTAACATTTCATCAGCGGTGAATTTAACGCCAACAGAATAATCTGGATTAACAGGTTGCTGAATATACTGGGTTAGTTGTGCGGTACTTCCTGGACGATCAAGAAATCCATATGAATATTGATGCCAAGAACTAAAGATTTTTGTTTCATTAATTACAGATTTGATTTGTTTGCGGAGTTTAGGAGCGACTTTAATCGTTTTCTTTTTGTTTCTCTTATCAACATCTCCTTTAATTTTAACTCCGGGAGTACGTTGTCCAGTTTGTTTCATTGTTATTGGGCCAAGTTGGCCTACAGGCTTCGCCTTTGTCATATAATTATAAGCAGAAGACCCAATATCATAGGCAGTCAGCGCTGTTCCAAGATAAGGTATAGCTTTAGCGCCAAGACGAAGAGCCCCGCGAATAGCACCTCTCCTGGCAACTGATGAGGCTGCTGAAGAAGCTGAACGCATAGATACATCACTAATTCGACGAGAAGCGTAGCCAGAATCTGCTGAAGGACTAGCCATAGACCAATTGCTCGAGCGTCGGCTAGCCATAGATCCAAGAGAAGTACGTCGACTAGACGTCGCACTAGTGCTAGCTGATGGCGCCGGTGATCGGTATTCCATAAGTCTAGCAGTATTAACACGCGGTTGATTATTATGGACATAATTTACAGAGTTTATCTTACGACGTTTACTCTGATAAGAAGAAACAGAACGAGGGCGTTTAGGCATTTTTATTAGGCAAACTATCTTTTTAAACTTCTCTTTCTGTAAAATCGCTTCGGCACGAACTTTTTCTTATACGTGTTAGTATAAAAACGAGAAGAAGCAGAACGGAAGTGCTTGCCGCACTTAACACAACTGCGTCTAGAAGTATTTCCATTTTTTCTTTTAAATTTCATTTATTTTAGGGCAAGTGGTGAATGAAACTCGGTTACACTCACGCGCCTACGAAAGGCTGCTAATGTCAAAGGATCAATTTCAGGCCACCACTGTTCCACAGGCAAGTTACTAGTTATCCAGAAAGTCTGGGCAGCCAATACCCTCGAAGATCCTTTGACTTCCACACGGACCGGGTACCGATCAAGCCACCGGAGGAGATGACTGACGTCAATTGCTCCTCGAAACTCGTCGATAATAACAGCTCCTTCACCCTGATAGCCGTCCCAAAATTTTGTACGTGGGTCTTTAGGATAAGCATCCATCCCTCCTTCCGACCAAGCGAGTCTTGACTTTCCAGTACCTGTGGGACCCCAGTAAACCTTACAATTACGTTCCATTCCCAAAGGTATGGAGTAATCCGATCCAATTCGGCGGAGGTTGCCATAACTCTGTATTCGAACGGACGCGGGAATAGCCAGCAAATCTCCGACCTTGGCGAGATCCCAAATAGCATCCCAATCCGTTCGCGAGTTTCTTCTGAATGGCTTTGAACCATATTCGAAACGGGTGTTGGCGACACTGGACTCTTCCTTCCACACATATTTTCCGGCAGCTTCGGAACGGGATAGCTCGGCATGCGTTGTTTCCGTGAAGCTTGCTTTACACTGCTGCAACGTATTTTTGGTGGCAAAGGCGACGAGGACTTGATAATGTTCGTATCCTCCTTCTCCAATTTCTCTTTGCCCTCGGATCCAGACGATTTTATCTGGTAAGGCCGTTGGGGGGATCCAGTCTGTTGCGGGGATGGTGAGCAACCAAAAAATTCCTTGCAATCTATTTCTTCCATTGGACATAACATTGCTTAATTAATCATTTTTTTGGCTTCTATTTATATAGTTTATATGTTTCATTCATGCAGGGGGTAACGCGTGTAGGGGGGGTTTTAGATTGTAGAATGGGCATAGTAAGTAATACTGGGCGATCAAGGATACGCTGTAATTACTATGCCGCGCAGGCCCCCCCCCCCTTGGCCACACCATGGCCCGCCACGCGTAGGGGGGCCCCCGTCCCCTCCTACCAATCCTCCCAGAACCTTTGGCAAGATAAGAGTAGTATTAATCTAGCCAAAGGCAAAGCCGGGCAGCCAGCCAGCCAGCCAGCCGGGCAGCCGAGACCCGCCAAGAGGGGGGGGGGCAGCCGGGCAGTGTACTGTATTATATAAAAAATGGTATTTTTAATTTTTGTTTTTATTTTTAACTTATAGCTGTCGCTGGTTGGACTTCGTCATAACGCAATAGAGTAGCTGGTGTTGCTGTGTCATAGGTTTTAAGAAAAAAGGATGACTTCCGTAAATTTGTTTCAATAGGTGAATTACCAACAGCATTTACCCCTTTAAATCCTGTTGTTTCAGGCATACCAATCTTCGCACGTAGTTGTATTTCTACCACTACATTTCCCAACGAATTTGTTTTAAATCTTCCAGCCTTATTAATATCAGCTCCGCCGCCACTAAGAAGATCTGACTCTACAGTAAACATAACGCCACGAGAAAACTTTTGAATAGAGTGCCAATATCCTCCTTTGTAGTATTTCCGAGCATCGTATAAATAACCCTTCGGGCCTTGAACACTAAATTGATAATCCTGTCCCGGTTCCATAACAATGGTTTTGGTTTCAACAGCAAAGTATTTTCTAAAATTTGCACACTTATCAGGACGAGCACCAAGATTATTTACAGTAGATGTTGCTAGATTTTGTCCAGAAAGATCGTTAAGGGCTTGCGCCCAAACATTAATAGGGTCCATTAACACAGTGTACTGATTGGTGACAATGGCTCCGGTGTTGCTAACCATACTGGTA